TCGACAATCAAATTCTAAGCGTCAAAGGCGCTGTGAAACGACCCGAAGCCGCCCGCGATATGGGAGTGGATGTCAAAAATCCCGAAGCCATCCTGGCAAAGATCGCCGAGCTGCAAGTGGCCCGCGGCAAGTTTGTGAATTTCCTCGACGATCCGGCCACCCTGGCCGAAGTGCGCTTGTTGGCCTTTGGCGAAGAGCAAGTGCCGTTCTTCTCGGCGACGCAAGACCCGTTCAACCTCACCAGCGAGCCGCCGCCTCCAGCCACCCCTGCCAGCGCCGAAGACGCCGAGGCCGCCCGCCGCGCCGCTGCAATCAAAAATGGCTACGACAGCACGCCCTCGATGTTTGACGCAGGCCCGGCCCCCAAACCCCGCAGCAAGTCGATGGCCGACGCGGGGCCTCAAACGCCGGTCATGCCCGCTGCTGCCACCATTCCCAAGCCCGCGCTCAATACCTACAACGACGCCCAGGTCTTCGCCGACTACCCAGACGCCGTGGGCGTGGTGCGGGCCATGAATGGCACATGGACCATGCCGCTCATCCTCGGTGGCCTGGACAAGGTGCCGGTGGTCGAGATGCCCGAGGCGGTGGAGTTTGTCAAAGCCGTCTCCGGCGGCAGCCCGGTTATCCAAATTCCCCGCAAACGCAATGCGCTGGGCAGCTTCAGCCCCAACGGCCAAGGCGTCATCACCCTGCACCCCGACCTCATCAAAGCCGGTGGCGAAGCCTCGGCCATGATGACCTTCATGCATGAAATCGGCCATAATATCCAATTCATGGACGACTTCCGCATGGAGAAGGGGAATCTCCTGGGAATCATTTCTGGAAAGCCAACGCTCAAGCAAGGCATCCCGCTCGATCCGAATGCAGCAGCAGGAAATCCCATCACCAGCAAGCAGCGCGAAGCAATCCGCACCAAAGCTGAGGCAGATCTCCGCACCTCCCTCGAGGGCACGGTGCGCAAAGTTATCATCAACGAACCCATCTACGCACAGAGCGGAGTCACCCCCGAGATTGTCAAAGGACTCTTCGGCCTCGACGCCCGCGAGCAGTGGCCGGAGCTATACGATTGGTTTGCCCGGCAAGACGGAGCCACCAAGGCCAACATCGTCAAGCAAGCCATGAAAGGCATCCTCGACTCCCGCCTGGCAAAGTTCCAAGTGCAGGGCGCTCAGATCGGCACCAACACCCGCGAGGAAACGCAGACCGTCAGCGGCCGCGAGCCCACCCAGGACGAACTCCGCGAAGCCTTCCACGCCGCCATGCGCAGCGAGATGAACGCCCGAAATGTGGCCGACCTCAAATACATCCGGCAGGAACTCATCGACCTCACCAAATGGTGGAAGCCCTTCGACATCACCCGCGCCACCCCCGAGCACCTCGCCTACCGCTTCAGCTCCGAGGAACTCTTCGCCGACGGCATGAGCGTCCTCCTCAATAGCCCCGCCGACCTCAAGACCCGCGCCCCCATTTTCTACGACACCTTCTGGAACAACCTCGACTCCCGCCCGCAAGTCAAAGCCAAGCTGGTGGACATCTACGACCGCATCAGCAAAGGCCGCGACGCCGTGCTGGACAAGCGCCAAGCAAGGGACTGGGAAAACTATGGCAAGGGCGACCAGGCATTTCTCGACGCGTTCAATAAAGCCACCTCCCGCCGCGCATCTCTCACCGGGCTGTGGGAAGGTCTCAAGGATCAATACTACGACGAATTTTATCCGCTCACCTCAGCCATCGAGCAAGGCCGAAAGGAAGGCAAGCTACCCGCAGCCTCGGCAGATCCCTACCGCTACCTTACCGAGGAGCACCCTATGGCGGACGGCCGCCTGCAACTCCGAATGATTGATATGCAACGCGTGCTCATGGGTCTGGATAAAGTTGGCCTGACGCATTACAAATTGGACGATTACTTGCGATACACCCGCATTGCCTTTGAGAAATACGAAGTTACCAAAGAAGTGGACGGGCAGATGGTCACGCTCGGCTATGAGTTAAGTCCTACCAATTTTAACCCCGAAGGAGAAACCCAGCGCACCGCACAAGACCGCCTCGACTACATGCAAAGGAACATGTCGCCGGAGCAATGGGCCGTCTTGCAACAAGCGGCCAAGGATTTTCGAGATCAATTCCAAGATGTCGTCAAATTTTACTGGGAAGAGGGAATGCTTTCGGACGAGCTCTGGAACAAATTTAGCACGAACGACAACTACGCCACCTTCACAGTCATGGAATATGTGAAGGGCTACACCTCAAGCCGCATGGTATCCAGGACGGGCACGACCAAATCCATCTACCGCCCCACGGTGGAAATGCCTAAGAAAATGGTGAGTATGTTTCGAGCCGCGCAACGGAACAAATTCAAGCGCGTCATGGTGCCGCAACTTACAAAGGCAAACCCCGACATTGCCAAGCCTGCGCCGATAAAATTTAACGGCAAATTCATGGAGCCGCAAGAACCACGGGAAGATGGCTACAAACTCGTGACATGGCGGGAGAAGGGCCAAACCGTAGGCGCTCATGTGCGCACCCGCTGGGCAGAAGCCGTCAACCACCACTCCCCGGCTATGGGAGATGTCATCCTCAAAAGCCTCAACTGGGGATTCCGCGAATCCGTTTACAAGCTCATCATCCAATACAACCCAAACTTCCAGCTCTTCACAGGACCGGTGAAGGATGTCGGGCGGGCATTGGTCAACCAACCAGGCGGTATCAAGGGCAGGCTGTCCCTCATCAAGAACATGACAAAGGATGTGCTGGCCCTATCCCAAAGCCGCGACGGCCGCCGAGTGCTCATGGAATTTAGTGGCACAACCCTCGCCGGTATCGTCGGAGCTACAGGTGGAGCTGCTTTGGGAAGCTCAGCGGGGCCAGCAGGCATGGCCCTCGGTGGAGTCGTGGCCGGTAATGCTGCAACCTATGTGGGATTTTTTGCCGGTCGCATGTTTGCCGCCGCTATTGAGACACTGCCATGGCTGCCGGACGATCCCTCCGCCTCGGTGGATTGGGCACGCGGCGACCTGGGCCGCAACGCCCTCATGCGCGAGATGATCGAGAACTATGCCATCGGCGGGCCTTGGGCCTACCTTGGGCGAGGCACGGCCACCAACAATCCAGACAAGGCCATCGATGCGCTCATGGCTAAATTCAATGTCGGCGGCGAAAATAAGCCGCTGCCGTGGATTTACAGGCAGGTTGCCAACTATTTCAACGATGTCGAATTTGCCGGGCAAGTCCTTCAAAACATTCCCAAAACATCGGGTTACACGGTCAACACGCGCACGCTCAATATGCCTAAGGCCAAGGCCGCATACTGGGTGCGGAACCATATCGGCCTTCCGAACACCGCCAAAAAAGGCAAACACATCGGCAACTTCCAAGCCCTCGCCCCCTTCGCAAATATCTTTGTCCGATCCTTTGAAAGTATGGCAAAACTCCTCGGTGGCAAGGAGGCGGCTACCATGTCGCGCAAGGAATACCTCCTCGCCTATTTCCTGCTTGGCGGTGGGGCCATTGCAATTCTTCAACGGATGGCCAAGGAGGGAATGCTTGGGGAAGACCTGGAGAAAGCCTACGCCGGAGTCAGCGAATACGACATCACCAACAAAATTGTGGTTCCGCTCGGCATCGTTGAGTCTCCCACTGGCCCTAAATCCGCGCTCCTAACCCTGCCTGTGGATGAAAACCACAGAATGATAGGAGCAACCTTCTCGAAGACCACAAAGGCCATGTGTCGCATGGCGCAAGGCCGCCCGCTCGACATCGGAGGGTTCGATGTTCTCAGCGGCATGACAGCGACTTTGCCAGGGCAAAACCCCGTCATCGAAATTGCCGACAAGTGGACCCAGTTTTATACCAACAAGAACCCTGTTGATTACCGCAACCAACCTATTCTCTCCGACGACGAGAGAAAAGTCGGCGGGCTCGCTGCTTTTAAACCTATGCTCGGCTGGACGCTCAAAGAATCTGGAGTAGCCAACTTTTTCAAATACGATCCCCGAGCATCCACATTTACCGAGGCCGCCGTTGGGTCCGTGCCGGCATTCAACCGGTTTTTAAAAATCACCGACGCTGGCACGCGCGAAAATCAGCGCCAAGCAGAAAACATCGACGGCATCGTCAAAGCCAGATACCGCCTCAACATGCCGCCGCAAGTCACCGCCCTACGGCAAGAATACTTCTGGTTGCGCACACGCGGCAAGGCTCGGACCATGCGCGAAGACGACCGCTACAGAGACCTCCAGGTATTTGAAAATCTTTTCCAACGGCAGCTCGAGGAGGCCGACACCGAGGAAACCCTGGGAAATCACTCCAGCGCCCAAAACGCCATCCGCGAAATCATCCAAGAAAGTAACGCTTCACCCTACAACCGCCGCTAAAGCGGCTTCGGGCGATTGATGAGGTTGTGGTAGTGATTAAAGGTGGTCTGAATGTCCCTGTGCCGGAGCAATCGGCTTGCCACCTCGATGCCATCCCGCGCCGCAATCTGAGCGCCATATTCTTTGCGCAGGTTGTAGGCTCCCTTCTCACCGTCAGGAATGTAGAGCCTCACAAATTCATTGATGCCGTAGTGCGTCACGTTGTAGGCGTCTGTCGGGCTGGTCCGTGGCAGCACATATTCGCCCTCGCCTCCCAGCGCCGCCTTAATGAGCCTCAGCATCCTCGCCCGCATTGGCACACGGCCGCTGCGGCCTTTTGGTGCCCAGTCATCCCGCTTAATGAGCACCAGGTCCGCCGTCCCGTCAGGCTGCCAATCCACCCAGCTCCATTTGAGATATTGCACCTCGTCATTGCGCAAGCCCGCCTTGCGCATGAGCCAGTAAACCGCCCAAGCCCGAGCATCCCGCCGGCGCAGCGGGATCCGCGCCGCCCGATCCATGCGCCGCAGCGCCGTGCGGTCAATAGGCTGGTAACCCTCCGTTGTCGCCGAGCCCCCGGACACCGCCCAAAAATCGGCCAAGTCCGGCAGCTTGAGATTTTCAAAAAGATAAAATCTCTTCCTGGCCACTATACTTTTAATGGTCTGCACATCCGTGTGTATCCCGCTCTCTGAGCGCCCTGCCTTTTTTTGCTCCGCAATCCATCCCCGCATCGCCGAGGCCGTCAGCACCAAGTGCGTGCTCTGCTCCTCCCAATTCTGCCGCGCTGTCACCTCCTTCACAAAAGCCGCAAACCGGCTCAAGCTCTTTGTCACCGAGGCAGCCGGACCATTCTGTCGGTAAATCTCGGCAACCTCCCCGCATTTTGCAAAGCCTGGCCGCTTCACCACCGCCGCAATTTTAAGATCGTCGGCCGTCGCCAGCGCCGCAGCAATAGCTTTAGCTTTAAGCAACGCCGCAGCCCGCCCGCTCGCAGATCTGATCCGCACGCCAGTAGATTTTGCCACGCGCTTGCCATTCTCCTGCACGCGGAAATACCAGGCATTCTTAGCCGCCCGCCACTCCACCGTAATCTCGCCATGTTTTCTCATTATATTGTTTCCTCAGTCAGAAAGGTAAAATTTGCCATCTGGGTCGCCACTACGGGTCACCACTTGGACGTAATAAACAAAGCAATTCCCGCAAACATTGCAAGCCCTCAAAATCTAATAAACAGCAATCTTCTGACTGCACAGGTTGGAAAACGACGCAAGGACGCCATTTTAGGAGCAGAGGGGGAGTGCAGCCATGTGGAGTCGAACCACAAACCTTCTGATCCGTAGTTTGTTGATGGTGGGTTGAGAATTAATTAGTTGCTCCATTGGAAGCCACTTTGGAGGCCACTTGCTACTTGCGGATTTGACGCCATTCTTCGGGGTCGGGGCGTTCGGGGCGGTTGGTGGCGGTGTTGAGTTGGTGGCGGATCCAGGCGCTGAGTTTTTCGGGCTTGGCGGCGCGGACCCATGTGGTCTTTTCTTCGGGGTAGCAGTAAAATAGGATTTTACTGGTCATGTTTTCGGCGGACTTGGGGTCTCGCGCGTTGTTGCGGTTGCCGGTGTTTCCGTGGGGTCCGCTGAGGTCGGGTGTCATTGATTTACAGGGTAGGGTGATTTTGAGCTGAAATTTCGCGCCCTTCAGACATGCCCGAATTAGGCTCGGGAATAATTACCGGCTGGCCGTCTACGAGCCCTGGCAGGATTTCGGCGTCATCCTGCCTAAGTTCGGCCTCGGTGCTGTGGCCGGGCTGGATGTTGAGACGGGCAAGCGCCGCCTCCATTTCGGAGGCGGCGAGGTATTTCGATACGGCACTCATGCTCCGGCGAGTTGCTTGGTTGCCCAGCGGCGCGCTCCGGCCATCGTGCTGCCCGTCCAGCGTAGGGGGGTGATGTCGGCATTGTTCAGGCCGTTGCGGGCGTTCACATACACATTTGCCCACACGCTGTTATTTTGTCGGTTGATGACTATTGCGCGGTTGCCAGCGGTGATGATTTGTTTCTCGTTGCTCATGGCAGGATTTTTTAGCGTTGAAGTGGTGTTCCATCATTGCCCGCTCGTCCGGCAAAGAATTTACTCTCATCATTTATGTCGTCCATAAATTGACGCAAAGACTTTCCCTGGGATCCTGCGCGGTCGTTATTAAGGCGCTTTGCTTCTGCTTTTGCTTCGCGCATGGTAGCGTATTCTGACCGCTCACGGAATTTTTGTGATCCAATACATCCAATTACTTCGTAAACTGCTGATTTCATTTTTTTTTAAGTGTGTTGTCCTTTAGTCTTCGATTTCGATGTGGGTGATGTGGTCGGAATCGAATGGCATGTTGGTTTCCAAATCCGCCTCGGAAATTTCAAAGAGGTAGTAAACCGTTACGGCTTTGCCGTCGATGATGCCACGCTCGACCCACTCTTGCTGATTTGCTTGGGCGTATTGACCAGGGAGGCAGCGGCAGGTGGGGTATGCTCCATCAGCGGATGGCTCAAATTTTGCATTGGCGGCTTTGATTTCGTGCGTGTCTGTGATTTTCATTTTGTGGTTTATTTTTTTATTTTTTTTTGTGCCAGATTCGCTGGACCGTGGCGGGCCTGTTTTGGCCCGCTGGAAATGAACCTATAGAGATTCAAAAATCCTGCAAGAATTATTTTTATTTTTTTGAAAATATATTTTGAGAAAATGCTTGACACCTGCGGAGGCTGATAAAATCAAGCTTTGCGGGTGGCTGAGACCTGCGGAGGCTGATAAAATCAAGCTCTGCGGGTGGCTGAGAGATTTTTGTGAGCGGTTTTTTTTTGCAAATATTTTTTGAGAAAATGCTTGACGCCTGCGGAGGCTTATAAAATCAAGCTCTGCGGGTGTCAACTGTTTTTTTTTGATTTTTTTTAACGATCGAACGAGTGGCTTTTGAGCTCGATTATTTGCCCTAAATAGCCTGGCGGGAGCTCGGGCGATTTGCTGCGCATGATCCACCATCGGAGATCTCGGACGGTCTCAAAAGGTTGGACGCACTGCTCTGGGGTGCAATGTTTCCCGATAGCTTGGTCACATGTATTTGTTTTGTGACCCCGTAAATTGTGGCCTCGGCGGCAATTTCTGTAAGTGCTGCGCGTGCCCACTGGCTGCGCGTCAAACCTCCCGCAGCGGCCAGCCGGTCTATCTCTGCACTGGTTTCGAGGTCTACGGTGGTGCTTACAACGGCACGGTTTTTCCCAGGGCCGTTCGGTGGTTTTTTTGGTTTTGCCATGAGGCACTCTAAAGCAAATTTACATCAAAATAAATTTTTTTTGTTTTGATTCTATACAGATTCTGTATAGATGAGTGCAGATCACTCCACTTGATATGACAAAAATCGTGCAAACCAAAATCCCCGTCGAGGTTGATACAATCATTACCAAATTGGCTAAAAGCCAGATGGTGAGCCGGGCCGCCATTGTGCGGCAGTTGCTGGTCAGGGCCGTGGCAAAAGCTAAGGAGGGCCAATGATCCGGCGCTATTATTGCCGGGCCATGGATCCGCTGCGCGGCTCGTTTGGCGAGTATATCGACGCGGCAAATCGGGACGCTGCGCGGGCGCGTTTTTTTGCAATTTTTGGACTGCGTCCGTTTTATGTGGAGGTGGACAAATGACCACCCCTGATGCGATCCATTATATTGTTTGGAGCTGGGAGGCTATTTGCGCTCTGGGACCGGCTGCGGCGCTGGCGTTGCTCGCCTGGAGGATCGCAAAATGATCGAGCAACATTACTCGCCAGCGCAGCTCTGCAAGCTCCTAAGCCTATCCAGGTCCGCAGTGCAGTCGCGCCTATATGACGGGACTTTGCCTCATGTGCGGTTGGGAAACCGCATCTTAATCCCTGAGTCCAGCGTCAAGCGGGTGCTCGACGAGGGCCGCATCGGTGGCTCGGTGTATCTGCGGCCAGGGCGCAAGCCGTGGGTGGCGTCGCTCACTTAGCGCCGCCTTTTTTATTTTTTTTATGGACTCACTTTTGATGACAGCCGACGCCTTAAAATCATCCGCGCCTTATCTTTTTGCCGAAACGGATTTGGCTGCGGACAAGCTGGAGGCTCTCGGGGAGTTTAGTGGTGAGCGGTTAATTGCCCGCCGGCCGGAGGTTTATCGAGCGATTGTTAAGATGTTGGCTGAGGGATTGAGCGGATCGAGCATCGCTCGGGCTTGTCAGGTCAGCCGCAACACGGTAGCGGCTGTGCAGGAGCGCGAGGGATTCTCTATAGAGCAGGCTAAAAAAGAGTTGTTGGCCACAATCCGGCGAGGATCGCAGATTGCAGCCGAGAGGGTGGTCGAGTTGCTCCCGCATTTAAATAGCGCCAAGGATGCAGCCATCACGCTGGCGGTGCTGGTTGATAAGGCGCAACTCCTCAGTGGCGAGGCGACTGCCCGAGTCGAGCGAGTCGAGGTGTGCCAGGACAAACTCTCGGAGATGCTCGCCTCTCTGCCGGTGCTTGACGCCGAGGTGGTGCCGGTAACCGGTCCAAGCGGGAGCGGGTCGCAACAAAAGGGGCCTGCCGGATCGGGTGCTGGCATCGTCTCCGGCATGATCTCTGATACCGGATCAGATGTCTCTATCCACGCAGGAGGGCTGCGGGTCGCCACTTTGGACAC